TCAGAACCATCTGTTAATTGACAAGTCATAGATAGTTTTCTAATTTTACCATTTTCAGGTCCTTTTTTTTCATAAGGTTTTTCCCAAGAATCACAATGCCAATCGTAAAATTGATTTAATTTATATTTTGTAAATTGACATGATTCAGATCTGTCCCACTCAAAGTTCCAACCAGCATTTTTATTTGCTTGGTGAACATAGGGATGTAACTCTTTATATATCCAACTATCATTAAGCCATACTAAATCTGATTTTCTTTTTCTTTGAATATTTTTAACATCATCTTTTGATAATTTTTCTTTATCATACCCCCCTGTTCTTGCTATTGTTTCTGCTTTTGATAACCCATATTTAATAACTTCATCGCAAAATCGAGGAGGTAAAGCAGCTTTAAAAAACCAGTAATAATTAGATATATTCATAAGTTGAAGTTAAAATAAAGTTAAGGGAATCTTTTTGATTATGAGTGGTGTAATACATATTGGTTGAAGGGAACATAATAAATTTATTATTTTTTAAAGGTATATCCCAGCTTCTTCCTTTTCTTCTATTGTCATCATAGTGTATTCTAACGCTACATTCTTTTACATTAACACCATATAACATGGTGTAATCTGAAGAATTTTTTAAATCAACCGGATCAATATTTAATAAAGGAATAGATATTTCTTGTGGCTTATAAAGATTGCCCCATGTTTCTTTATTAATTAATTGAAAGTCATACTCCAAATTAATGTGTTCTCTAAGATATGTATGTAACATATCTAAAGTTCTTGAAAATGGAAAATCTTTTAAATTTTTAATTTGATCTTTTAGAATATCAGATTGAAGGCTAGTACGATCAATTTCAAAGCCTTTGGGCATTTCAATGTCGCCATAATATAATGCTATTTCAGATAATACTTTCTTTTGCATACCACATACCTTTTTAAATTATGCTTGTTCGTCTGTCAAGTCCCAGGATTGGCCAGACTCATTCCACTCATATCTCCAAGAATGTGTGCCAGCTTCATTTTGTGAAGTTTGCTCTGCAGTTAATGCAGGAGCATCACCGATCGGTGAGTCCCAACTTGCAGTTGTCATATTTTTTACCCACGATGCATAGGGTTTTTTAGGCCAAAAGATTTGATTATCTTCATCCCAAGAGTGACCTATACCTGCGTAGTTACCTCTTAAAGGTGTTCCGCCACCTGAATGTTGATTGTTAGCTGTGTTGTATGAAGTTTGAATCCACATTTGTGCAGGCCAATTATTATGTTGTTCTAAATATTGTTGACCTACTGATTCATCTTCAACACCATCAGCATTTAACATATCTTTATTATCAAGTGTTAATACTTGAATAACTTTTCCGTTTGATCCTAGTTTTGCAAAATGTGCCATAATGTTTCTTCTTATATCTTAAAATTAATTGTTAAACAATACATAAATATTATTGATATTTATACCTAATAATTACTATACCTGAACCACCTGCTGCTGATGGCGCTCCATTTCCATCAGGCCAAGATGCACCACCTCCGCCACCACCACCATTTCCTGTGTTAGCAGCACCTGCGGTTCCTGCTCCTGCAGGCCAGTTTCCACTAGCTCCACCTGCTGAATATGTAACTGGAGAAGCTATAATACTTGTTGCTGCACCTGCTCCGCCTGGTTGTGGACTTGGAGTTCCTGGTACTGCATTAGATCCTACTGCTGTTGCACCGCCACCTCCAGCAGCTGGTTTATCTCCATCTCCTGAACTTCCACCATTATTTCCTTGAGAGGGACTTACAGGAGGTGTATTACCTGATCCTCCAGCTTTAGCTCCTGCTCCATTAGAACTACCACCACCACCTCCAGAGCCTCCATTTGCTCCAGCAGTTCCTGGACCAGCTCCAGCGCCACCGCCACCACCTCCAGTAGATGTTATTGTTGAAAAAATTGAATTTCCTCCTACTGTTCCAGTAGCAGTACCTGAACTATTTGGGGCAGCTCCACCTCCTGCACCTACTGTAATTGGAAAACCTGTAGCAGTAACAGTTATTGCTCCTGCTCCTTCTAAAGGACTAGAAGTATATGGAGTTGTAGGAGATTTATCTTCTCTAAATCCTCCAGCTCCACCTCCTCCTGCTCCCCAAGAACCACTAGCTGTTCCACCACCGCCAGCTCCTCCAGCAACAACTATATATGAAACTTGATTATTTGCTGCAACAGTAGCTAGTGAAGAAACGCAAAATGTGCCAGGTCCTGTAAATTTATGAATTCTGCAATTACCACTTGTTGTTATTGTTCCACCTGTTGCTGTTATAAAAGCCTCACCTCTAACATTTGATGTTGAATCCATAGTATTAATCCAACCTTGTGTTGAATCTATATAAACAAGAGTTACTGATTGACCTTCTGTACTTAAAGTTACATCGGCATTTACTCCACCAATTTTATCTGAACCATTAGGTGAAATAGTAAAATTATTATCATCCCAAGTTGCTGCATAATCTGCAAAGGAAACTATTGATCCAGCAGAACCTGCTGGTAAATTTGCTGTAATTGTTCCAGCTGTAGTATTTACAAAGTAACCTTTACCTGTTGCTGCTGTAATTGTTGAAGTTTGAACTGTTGTTACCCAATCTACTGTTCCTGTTCTGCCAAACCCTGTTTGTGTTCCATTGTTTGTGATTGTTGCACCAGAAGGAATTGTGAATGTATCTCCACTATCTCCTAATGTAACAGTACCACAATTTGTTCTTGGACTAATTTTATTTACTTTAACTTCACTCATTATTGAAATTTATACCTTATAATTACTATACCTGAACCACCAGACCCACCTGCAATTCCTGATGGAGCTGAAGCTGGTGAGCCACCGCCTCCTCCAGTATTAACAGTTCCATTTACGGCTGTATCTGATGGATTACCTCCACCATTTCCACCATTTCCACCGCCACCTGTTCCACCGGCACCACCATTTCCGTTGGGATTATAAGATCCACCTCCTCCACCGCCTGCATAAGCTGTTGGCGAACCTGATATTGAAGTTGTCCCTCCTGCACCTCCATCTCCAGCATTTCCTGGAGAAGCTCCATCTCCACCTGCTGCAGTAGCACCACCACCTCCACCACCAGCACTTGGTCCTGTGTTGGCACCATCACCTCCTGGATTTCCTTGTGAAGGACTAACTGGAGGAGTATTTCCTGCCGCACCACATCCTCCTGGAGAGGCACTTGTTCCACCTCCTCCTCCACCTGATCCACCTGTTCCCTCAGGAGCAGCAGATGGAGTTCCATAATTTCCTCCTCCACCGCCTGTAGAAGTTATTGTGGAAAAACTTGAATTTGATCCTCTTGGTCCTGCTTTTTGAGAACCTGAAGCTGGAGTTGCTGGGGCTCCCGTAGCACCTGCACCAATTACTATTGGATAACCTTGTACTGAAATTGATATAGCAGTTGGAGTTGCTAATGGAGTTGCTGTATATGGACCTGAAACAGGAGTGCTATGTGATTCTCTTAAACCTCCAGCTCCACCTGCTCCTGTTCCATCATAACTTCCACCATTTGCCGCACCTGAACCACCGCCAGCTACTACTAAATAATCTACTGAAGTTGATCCTGCTGGATTACCTGCACAGGATACACAAAATGTTCCTGGTCCTGTAAATTTATGAATTTTATAATCACCACAAGTACTAATTGTTCCACCTGTTGCAGTAATATAACCAGCGCCTACTTGACTTGTTGTATCATCATTAATTAAAGACCAACCTTTAGTTGCGTCCATATAAATAAATGTAACGGATAAACCATTGGTACTTAATGTAGAATCAGCAGCACTACCATCCATATTGGAACCTCCTCTACCTACGGTTACTGCGTTAGTTCCAAAAGTTCTTGCATAATCTTTTATTGAAACGATGTCTCCAGCACTTGGAGAACTTGGCAAGTTAATTGTAATTGTGCCTGAGGTTGTATTTAAAAAATATCCTTTTCCTGAAACTGCCGTAATAGGTGAATCTGAATTTGTTTTAATAGTCGTTACCCAATCAACTGTCCCTGTTCTACCAAAGCCTGTTTGAGAAGCACCAGTTGCTAAAGCTACTGTATCTGAACTTGCTCCAAGTGTAATTGTTGTTCCGCACTTATTAATTATATTAGTGCCTGGTTTATTTTGTACGTTGTCTACTTTTATTGTTGATGCCATAATTTTATTTTACCATATCCTATTGAAATTTGTATCTAATAATAACAATTCCTGATCCTCCTGAACCATTAGTACCGCACCAAACTGCACCGCCACCGCCGCCTGTATTTACAACACCGCATTGTGGACCAGGTGCTGGTTTCCT